ACTTGTGGATGTTATTCAGCTGCAAGACAAGCTAGCTCATTTACAAGGTTAAGCTGGCTTTTTTAGATCTACTTGTAAAAGCTGCGTTAGCAGAGAGGATCCCTTGCGCCTTATAAAACTTACCTAATTGGCAATATACTTGACATCCTAAAAACTAAACTTGACACTCTGTCAATGATGATTATATTAATAATATATGCAAATCAAAAAAAAGAAATTTGCTACTTACGCTGCCTTGGAGCGATACTTCATCAACAAAATACTTCCACACAAAAAATACAAATCTAAGGTTATAGGTAAAACTCTTTTGTATTGGAAGAGAAAGGCTGCTTAATGAATACTTACTTAGTAAAAAAATCAGAAAAAATTGTTTGCAAAGTTAAGGCTGTTAATAAAATTGCTGCTGTAATTAAAGCATGGCAAAAAGTTTTTAGAATTGCAAACTTACAACAGCTGTTAAAAAAATTCGGAGCTACTACTACTTTTTTATATGCTGAATTAAAACTAGGATCTAACGGATACTATTTAGACAAGGAGGCTGCATGACAAAACTTTATTACATTAAATGTGATGATTTTATTTGCGATGTTATAGATGATTATGGCAAAGCAAATTTATTAGTAAAAGAATACCAAGAGGATGATCCGTCTGGTAAATACAAAGTCCAATACACTCCTGGAGATCTAGAAATAAAAGTCACTCCATTTAACAAAGATAGAATGAAACAATTTTTACAAAAGGAGGCTGCATAATGGATTATAATTTATGCTTAATAGCAACTAGCGGAGATATGTCAGCAAGAGGAATGGGAGATAGAAACTCTGTCTATCTTTTTGACAATAAACACAAAAGATCAGTTGATGCTTTTTTGAAAGCACAGCTAAATTGGGAATTGCACTCTTTAAATAAAAATTTCCCAAATCGAAAAGTAAGAAAACCATACAGACATTATGTAAAGACTTTTAATAAATTAAAACAGCTTGGTATTTTTACTTGTAAATTTGACTTTAGATCTCATTGGAATTTAGAGGTATTCGAAGAGTTAGAAGATCAATCTATCTACAAACCTTATAAAATACAAAAAAACGGAGGTGGTTTGTAATGTATATATGCACTTATAAATTACCTGGCAGAGAAAAAACTTTCCAGGGAGAAACTATCCCAGCTGCACATAAAATGTTTATCAAAGATTATGCTGAGGCTGCGGGTCAAGTTAAGAAAGTTAAGATTGAGAAAACTACAGATCCAGGTTTTCTTATGGTAGTGAGCTACCCTACTTACAGAGATGTATTTGCTAATCCTAAAACTTTAGGAGGCGGTATATGAAAGTTTGGATTGAAAAAAAAGCTAGATCTGGAGGCAAGAAGTATATCGTTTTTGTTGAGGTAGATGGTAAGAAAAAAGTTAAAGCTACCTATGAGCTGAACCAAAAGAGACAAGCTAATATCTATGCTGATAGTTTAAGAAATATGGAGAGCCATATAGCTATGCCAGCTGAGATCACTTTTGATGCTGCTATAGCTGCCTATAAAGAAGATGTCTTAAAGGATGAATTGAAGACTTATGAGAGTAGATTGCTAATTTGTGGGATAATAAACCACCATATCTACCCGCACATTAACAAAAAGCTCTTATCCGACTATACCCTCTATGATTTTAACGATAGCTATATACCAGCTCTTATAGGCTCATACGGCATGAGAGTTAAGAATTTGCCTGGTGGTAAGTCAGAAGTTGTAAGATCTAACAAAAAGCTAGGTAAGAAAGTTATCAAAGAATCTGTGGCTCAGTTTAAATGTTTTGTTAAATATTGTTTGAGCAGAAAATGGATCTTAGATCCTACAATCTTAAACTTTAAATTTAATAAAAACTTTTTCCAGGATGAGAATACTAAAGCAAAATGGATGCCTAACTATAAAGACATTGTAAAGATTGTTAATAGTGAAGAGAACCTATTCAACAGAGTTTTGTTTCATACAGCTGCAGAAACTGGCATGAGATTAAATGAGCTGCTAGGTTTAACTTACTCAGACCTGGATCTTAAATCTAATCCAGCTCTTATCTATACTAATCATAGTTTAGATAAATGGAATAACTTTAGAGAAAACTTCTTAAAAACTGCTAGCTCAAAAAGAAAAGTAGAGATCTCTAAGAGCTTGTCTGTGTTGCTACAAAATCTTATGAAACAACAGCTGCCTAAAAAGCATGGTAGATACAGAATGCTATTTGGTATTACTAAGGCAGCAGCTGCTAAGAGAATTAAAAGAGCTGCTAAAAGAAATGGCATTACCTGGGAAAACGGGATGTCTCCTTTTAGAAAGTTTAGCTTTAGTTTCTTGAGAGATCAGCAAGCTCTAACTGATAAGCAGATCATGCAAAGATTTGGCTGGTCTAATATGAACACTCCTAACAAATGGTACTACAGAGATCTTGATACCAACAAGGATCAAAGAATTGCTGCCATTGATAAGATGCTCCTTAATTAATGGCGCAACCCATGAGCTATCTCGAGTTTAAATTATCACTTGAGATGGCTTATGTTTCTACCTTTGAAAGAGATCCATGGGTTCAAGAACAATACAAAAAATATTTACAAAATTTTAATAACGCGCAAAAAAAAAGGGAGGGTTTAATTAACCCTCCGAAAAACCCTCCGATACTTAAAAAAGCTAACAACCCCAACAGTTGTCGATAGTATTCGAACCTATCTACCAAATCTCCAAGTTAATAAGTAAATACACCACTTCATCTTTAAGTTGAAGAGAAAAGATTGACATAAATGCCTATAAAAAAGCTATATTCTGTGAGGCATATATCAGATTGATATATCGTTTATCCTCTGATAATCCTCCCATGTTTTAATAAATTGTCTGGGTGTAGCGAAGCCTGGTATCGCACCTGGTTTGGGACCAGGGGATCGGAGGTTCAAATCCTCCCACCCAGACCATTATTCAAATGTTTTATCTTCTGCTCTCTTAGCATCATCCAGGCGCATACATTCATAATGAGCTTTAGTCTTATCTGCAAAAGCTACAAAGCTCTCAGTATTAATCATGTCTTTTTTACAGTATTTGCATGGTCCAATATCAATAACTATTGTAGTTGGCTTTACCCATGTTTTTTTCTTCGGCATCCACACCTCTTACATATTCTTTTAGAACCAGTATTTATATTGCAATGACAATACTTAGGTTCCATCCATCCAAATAAGAAGTTTGATAAGCTGTCTAAAGCAGCAAAACAATTGTAAAAAAATCTATCTATCATTATTCCATTATTAATTTTTTGATTGACCAGGAGCCATCGATATTTTTTTCAAGCTCAGCTTTTGATTTTACGCAAGAATAAGATACCTTTGATTTGCTATCCAGCTCTCTCATTGCGTGCCTTTTACCTTTTAAACAATCACTTAAAGATGGCTGTATTCTTGCCTCCTTGATCTCGTTGTTTATCATCATAAGTAAAGCTATTACTACTTGCTCCATTAGTGACCCCCATTAGCTCTTACTTTATCTTTGATAACTTCGAGCTGCTCTTTTATCTTTTCAATATCAGACATAGCGTATTTAATATTGACATTATTATTTCTCATCAATTCCATCTCATTCTGGATACTTTCTACTTGAGTTGCTATGTGTTCAAGCAGCATAAATTGTTCTTGATCTGTAGGCAGCTGCTCAGATTTCTTTAATAAATCTGCCTGGTGTAATTCTCTTGATGTCTCCAGGCTAGTAATCCTGGCTGTTATTTCTGTATATGCAAAAATTCCTACTGCTACGGCTGCGCATAAAGCTAAAAGGTTTCTAACTGGAAGAGAAATATTTGTGTTATCTGAAATCTTCATTACTTCCCACCTCTATTTCTTTTTTTCCATGTTCTTTTCTTATGTTTGTTCATACTAGAAAATTTAGGTTTCTTTCTTTTAGAGATGCTAGTTCTTTTTGGGATCCTCTCATGTGGCAGCTTATTAACATCAAACTTTATACGAGCCATTATTTTTTCTTTCGATCAAGTACAGACTTCGTAATTCTAGTTCCGAAACTCGCAGAAAATACGATGATTACCAAGTACCATACGCTGTCTGGCAGCTCATTGATTATAGAAACCCACTCTCTAAAGTTTTCTCTAGTACCAGGAAACCAACCCGTAGTGAGCATACCGATCAACCACAGCATTAAAATTTCATCTTTATAACTTTGATCCTGGCTTTTAATTCTAGTTATATCTACATCTTTAGCTGCCTCTATTTCAGCAGCTCTAATTACTTTTGTCTTTTCTGCTTTGTGTTTAAAGTGATCTGTTGCTTTATTAATAACCATCTTAGTCAATGGATTATTAAATATTTTTAATAAATGGATCATGCACAACTCCTCATTATTCCAGCTAGCTCTTCACATCTTTTAGTAGTTTGTTTATGCCAGGCACTATCAATCATCTCATCTGCAGCTTTGTTATAGTCTGCAGCTCTGATACCCTCCCACATCTTTTTAAATTTAGATACTCGAGGCTTACCAAGTTGAAAGCACATCTCGCAAATCAATCCTCTAATAGTAGTAAATTTTTCGTTTGGATCTATATCTGCCAACAGCTCATCAGCTGAGCTTAAAGCAATTTCAAAATCTTTATCAAACACAGCGTCAAGCTCCTCTTTAGAATACTCCACACCCTCAACAAAGTTATCGGTATCCAACACCAGATGACCATAACCAATTGTAGCAAAACCAAGGCTATCGGAATAGACAGAACGCCTAAACCCCTCGTGTTGCTTAATTCTTTCTTTAATATCTTCCATAAAATCCTATATGTTCTTCGGGTCAAAATTAAGTATTTTAACACCTAGTCTCTTTTGTTCAGCGGTTCTACCTCGTGCAATCTTCCAACCATTACTACGAAAGTTTTGTGTCTTGACATCATAAGTATTGATCTCCTTTGTCTTAGTGTTCAAAGTTAAAATATCTATGGGACCAGTACCGCCAACTGGTACAAACACAATCAAGTCTGGATTTTTAGCAAACTCTGCAGCTGCTAATAATTCATTAGATAAACCTACAGCTCGGGTTTTTCTATTTCTGAAAGAAGTAGAAGATTGAGCCAATTAAACCTCCAATTAAAATTATTATTGCGGCTGCTCCTTTTCCTCTATTCATATCTTCTTTTAAACTTTTAATATCTGATTTCATTTCATCTATTGCTTTAAATAAAGTTTTCATTCTCTCAGCACAGACTTTTTCGTGATAAGATATTCTAATACCATTTGCGTCTTCAATATTAGATGTAGATTTTTTTCTTTTAGATTTCATTTACTCTCTCCCAGGTACAAGAAAACTTAACAAACACCTCATATTTTTTAGTGTCTTCTTTACCTACTTCTATTTGTTTTTTGGATGCCTCTTCATAACCACTCATTAGACAATCATACATAGTGTCATGGTAAGAAAGAGGATGTGGATCTAAACACATTGAATGTATGTTGCTGCACATAATCATAGTCAGCAACACTTTCAT